TAGTCCCAAAAATTCCTGTGTTGGTGGAGGAGCAACATAACTTGTACCATCCTTAAGAAGAACACTTGTGACACCTAACACGTTTTTTTCGGGTAAAAATAACTCGAAAAATGGTTTTACATCATTTGGGGTAATAACTCTTTTGAAGACTTTTGTAATTCCATTGACTACAACTTCTCTTTTAGTGATAGTATAATTTATCAAAGTACCGTTCTGATCAAAATTTGGTATTTTTAATCTATTTGGAGAACCTTCAGCATTTATTGGTGAAGAAAAATCTATATCATAAACAGTTTCGAATGGTTGACCAGCACCATTTATTTGTGCTCCTCTTCTTAATATTCCACAATATCTTAAATCTTCTTGGTCTCCAAGTGCAGGAACTGTAATAGAAAAATCAACTAAAGCAACTGAGGGTCTGGCACCAGGAATTTTCAAACCGTAAGTTCTTGCAATGTTATAAACAGAAGATTTTTGTTGAGCGTACTGTAAAACAGTTTCTTGGATACTTCTATCAATTTGAAACTGTAAGTTGTCAGTGACTGCGGCATTCAAATCCAATAAAACAGAAAAAACCCCAGCATCATTAAAATTTTGGACTAAGTCCGGATAATAAGTCCTCGTAAAATTTATAAGTTCAGTTCTTATTCCTTGAAAGTCCCTAGTAGTATAGGATATTTTTTTATTTGCCATATTACACGTTTATTATAATAAAATCGCTAGAATCAAAAGCGTTATTTGTATTTGTATAGTCAATTTTTATTCTTGCCGTATGTTCCAATCTTCCCACTCCAGGGACAACAAATTCTCTTTGACCATTCTCATTTATATAGGTATCTCCATAGGAGGGTTCTTCTTTGGCTGCATCTGTTATTGAAATGTTTGTGATTAATATCCCTGGCATGTAGGTTTCTGCTGCAGTTCTTATTTCCTGTTCTATTTCAGAAAAAGTTGGTCCATCTAGGGGTTCAAATATATATTCATAGAGTCGGGTTCCAAAATCAGGTAGAAAATACCTAGTCCCTCTTTTGCTCATCAATAAATGAACTAAATTACTTCGTATTTCTTCATCAGAATCAGATGATGTATCAAGATATCTACCCACATAGGAGTCTATAAATGGAAAATTTATACCGTATGAGATGTTGTCTGCCATATTGAATAAATATACATCAATAAGTTTTCTTATAAATAGAATATATATTCTATAAAAAAGAATCACCGGGGGTTTCCCAGTGATTCTCTTATTTGTGTTGATCCTTTTTCCCATTTCGGGTCGAAGGGACAGTGGGTGCATTTTGACCCACAACAACTTCCCCTTTTGATATGATATGATTCGGTCATTACAATATTTCCCATATCATCTTTATAAAAGTCAGGCTCAGGTAACTTTTTAGTCGTCTCCCGAATATATAACTGTTGTATCCAATCTTTTGATGCGTTTACTGTCATTTTAATTTCATTTTTTAAAGTTATAAAAATCTAACAATACTCGATAAATTATTGTTAAATCATTTCCCCAAGTTTGTTTCATAATATTTCGTATTTAAACCCCATTTAAATTCATCGATTTTTTTAATATCAAAATCAACTAATTTGTTATTTTTTGTCACTTGATTACATAAGAAAATAAACATGTCTTGACTGAAGATATTTTTCATTACATTTATGTGTTTATGAACCCATTGTACATTCCCAATAACATAACCATTTTTACTATCTATTCTATCTAATGATGCGGTATATGATTTATCATTCCAACTAATTGGTAATCTAATGTTAATTCCTGATAAACTACATTTTCCGTTTTGTTTTTTAAATAATTCATGAATATATTCTTTGGTTAAATTAAAATTTAAATTTTTTCTATTTAATCTTTTGGATGTTTTATATCTAGTTATGTTATACCATAAATCACCATTAATACCCCCTTCTTTATTGATTCTATTTTTACAACCACAAGAAATTATAGTGCCGCTACGTAGGTGAGTCCCAAAAACTTCTGTTATATTACCACATTCACATTCACACCTATATCTTATGTGACCATTTTTATTCTTTTTTAGTTCTTCAACAACTTTAAGTTTTCCAAAAACTTTACCAATCATTTCAATTTTTTTCATATTTCACAAGTATTTGTTATTATATATAAATATATTGTGAAATAAAAAAAGTAAGGAACTTATAATAAATTCCTTACTTTTCTAACATTAAATAATCTCGCAAGATCCGTTTGCACAAGCCAATTCACCACTTAAGTTAGTATTGTCTTGAAGTTCAATAACTTTAGTAAGATCAACATTTGTTAGAGTCTTGACTAATCTTTCAAAATCTTCTTCTGTACAATCCTCGAAAGGTGCTTGTTTGTAAGTGTGGTTCGAATATGGTAAAACTGAAAGTCCATTATAGAATTTTCGGTTGTTCCACATCCATTCTCCAACTAAATCCCACTCATCTTCTTTGATTGAGACGGTGGCAGAAACATTATGTGAATTTTGTCCCCCCCTATGTCCAAACTTAATCCATTCTTGTGATACCTTTTTAACACGCTCCAACATTTGGAATACTGATTCGTGTCGAAGAATTGAACCTTCCGGTGATTTTTGTGGAATTGTAATTACTGCAGTATCATGTGGTCTGAAAAATTCATCTTCGACTAATTCAGGATGATTGATTGCAAGATAGGAGTAAATTGCCTCATTTTTACCTACACGAATCCTTCTTAAGTAAAAATCATTATGCCAAGCATGGATTCCTGATGATGTACCCAAAACCAAAGATGAGGTTCCTGATGGTTTCACTGTTGTTGTTCTTGCCGCCTTATTGATACCAAGAAGTTTCGCAACTCTTTCATTTTCTTCTTTAACTGCAATTGCCGCAGATTTCATATCATAACCTAAAACAACACCGGAACCAATACCTGTCATACCGACACCAATAAGAGCATCTTTTTCAGTGGTTCGTTTCCAAATGTCTCTGAGGTAATGAAAATCAGTATATCCCGCTTGGAGTGTTCCAATAAATGCGGCTCCTTTAACTCGTTTTTCAAAGTCTTCCTGGGATTCAATATCCGATGCATTTACCTCACATAAGTTACAAAATTGATATGGTCGAAGACCGATTTCACAACAAGGGTTTGTCCCCCAGTCCTTATCATTCGATAAATAAATCCCCGGTTCTCCAGCCCCTGACAATTCAATACGTTTCCAAAGATCCATAAAATATTCCTGAGTTACTTTGTGACGAAGAAGAACTGCAGAGTTATTTGCTCTACCTCTTTGTGGGTTTGATTCCCACCAATTTCCTGACTTACATGAAATCATTTCATCATCATCTGCTGAAAATAATGATATTAGTGCCGCTCTTCTGATACCACCCGCCAAGACCGCATCTGCAATATGACAAACAATATCATGTGTTTCAATTGGGGAAAGTCTATCTCCATCCATTTTGTTATCAAATACTTTGGTAATATTATGGATACAATCTTTCAAGGGTTGAGGACCTGGTGCCTTTCCACCAGAAGTAACCAACAAAGCCCCTTTTTGACGGATATCAGAAAAATCGAAAATAGGTGTAGATGATTTGATTCCTAAGTAGGATTCAATTAACACTTTGATTGCATCTGCCCATCCCTCAATACTATCTCCGATCAAATATCGTCGGGTTCTGTTTGGGTTTGGTCTTTTGATTTCTGGTAGTTTTTCCACATGATGTTTTTGTACAGAAAATCCAACACCGGTACCACCTAATAATAAAAACATTGTTTCTGAAAATGCATCCGGATGATCGATTGGAAGATATGCACAGTTGTAGATTCTATTTGGTGATATTTCAATTGGTTTTCCTCCGAATTGTAGGGACCTCATCGAAGGTAAAATCTTTTTATCATACACCATTTTATAAACCTCTTCGATTTCGTCCTTAACATGTGGGAATTTTTTTTGGTGCATTTCTTTGTTTCTTGTGACTAATTCATCCCAAGTTTCTCTTCTATTTAACTCAGGTGAATATTTTGCGTACTTCATATATACGGTAATATTACTTAATATTTTTTGTGAAATATCCATTTCTTTAATTTTAATTTTGATTTAAGTTTATTTTAAATTAATTTGTCTGCTTCCTTTTTTCTAAAACCTCTTTAATTCT